TCAACAAACTCCAAAAATCATAGCAACCAACAGAAGAATTAGTGAGGTTCTTGCTTCTTATATTCTACTCATTCAAAGAAATAATGAAGCAGATAATTTTGTAGATGCTCATTTGAGAAGAGAAGAAAAAGAAATCAATACTAATAATCGTATTGAATGTCTCTGGAAAAATTATGTTTGTGATCCTTATGAAAGTTTAGTCTATGGATTAACTCATAACCGATCAAACATTCATCTGGTGGATTATAATGATCTCACACAGAAACCAGAAAGAGAACTGAAAAAAATCTATGACTTTTTAGAACTAGAAACTCATTCTCACGATTTCTCAACCATTCTAAATACTTGTAAGGAAGACAAGGATTATGAGTGGGGGATTGATAATCTTCATCAAATAAGACCAAAACTTCAACGAACTTCACCACCACCAGAAGAAGTGATTGGTGAAGAAAACACTAAACTTTATGATCAATTTAATATATGATTGAAGTATTTTTGAGACACTGCTATACCTCCAAAGTGAATCTTTCAGGAGCAAACAGGCCAGACTGGTGGAATAAAGAAAGGGTATTCCAAAACTTTAAGAATACTCTCAATCCAGAAACCACAAACTATACAATCATCTTTGATGAGTGTTATGGAAAGCAGGAGGATACTTTTCTCAAGGATGAGAAAGCAGTCACTATCAATTGTGGTAAGGAAAGTCAAAGTTTTTGTAAGACACTAGATTATATTCTTTCACAGAACTTTGATGATGATACAATCATCTATTTCCTAGAAGATGACTATGTGCATTGTCCAGAGTGGGGTAAGGTTCTTATAGATGGATTTACCCTACCAGTTCAGTATGTGACTTTATATGATCACGGAGACAAGTATCAGGAGATGTATAAGGACTTTATGAGTAAGGTTCTTATTACAAAGTATTCTCATTGGATGCCTACACCTTCTACTACAAATACCTTTGCCGTAAAGTTTAAAACTCTTAAGGATGATTACGAAATCCAAAAGAAATGGTCAACTGGTTATGAACCATCAGCAGATCACGGCAAATTTATAGAACTACATACAAAAGGAAGAAACTTAATTTCAAGTATTCCTGGTTATTCTACACACTGCCATTCACAATTTTTATCCCCTTGTATTGATTGGAGCACATACTTATGAAAGTTACACTTTATGCGATTGCAAAAAATGAAGAAAAGAATGTTGAAAAGTTTCTTCTAAATGCAAAGAAGTTTGATGATGTAGTTGTAGTTGATACTGGAAGCACAGATGATACAGTGCAACTACTCAAAGAAGCAGGTATCAAAGTTTATGAACATTCACAAACCAGAGAAGAGTTTGATTTTTCAATAGCAAGAAATCAGGCACTTTCTTATGTGGAAACTGACTGGGCATTTGCACTAGATTTTAATGAAGATGTGGATGAGTTTCATCCAGAAGGATTTGCCGTAATTGCTGGTGAGTTTACCACATTTAGACATTTAAGATTTGATGATAATGGAACTGATGAACCTGTTCAATCAAATGAAGTTCATACTCGGTTTCATAGAACAAAAAATTATGTTTGGATAAATGCAGTTCACGAAGTTCCAACTTTTATTCCAACAGAATATTATCTAAATGAAATTGGTGTAGATACTACAATTAAAATTACCAAGAAGATAAAAAAAACTATAGATAAGGAACTATTCTATTTTAGTATTTGTGAAAGAGAACACAAAATAAATCCAACTAACTGGTATTGGATTTGGTTTATTTTCAATCACTACTTTAATGTAAAAAATACACAAAAAGCACTTGAATATGGTCAAGAGTTTCTAAATGTATCCAAACCATACTTTGATAGTTTTAGAGTTCTTGCATTCATTCGTTGCAGTCAACTTCTTTTTAGTGTTGGTGATGCTCAAGGAGGTGCTAATTATGCATTTCACGCAGTCAGTGAATCTATGAATATGGGTACAGAACAAATGGCTCAAGCATTTCAACATTTACTTGAGGTTGGTGTTAACTTAAACAATCCCAATATTACTATTTTTGCAAGTGGATTTAATCCAGAAACCAAATCACTTCAAGAAAGAATTGATGCTATTGATAATTTATTCTTAACTAATCTTGAAGACATTCCATCTTGTTGGAAAGGACATCGTAGGTTTGCAGAATGGTTAGTCACTCAAGTAAAACCAGAAGTTACTGTGGATCTTGGAGTTGATTGGGGATTCTCTACTTTCTGTTTTGGTATGCCTCGTATTGGTAAAGTTTATGGTATTGATAGTTTTGGAGGTGATCAGTTCACAGGAAACAATCACGGATCCTATGAATATGCATTAAATAGACAAGAGAAATTGTTTATGAAAGATAATGTAACTTTCATTAAAGGACTATTTGATGATGTTGCAAGGACTTGGAATAAGCAGATAGACATCTTACATATTGATGGAGATCACGCATATGAAAGTGTTAAAAATGATTATGAAACTTGGAGTCCATTCTTAAAACAAAATGGAGTAATACTATTTCACGATACTTGTATTGAAGAACTAAATGGTAATCATTATGGAGTAAAGAGATTCTTTGATGAACTTGATATGCCTAAAGTAACATTTACTCATACCTTTGGTCTTGGAGTTGCATCTAAAAATAAAGAACTGATTGAGTTTATTAAAACTAATTTTGATTTAGATAATCCTTTATGAATATTACAATTCCAGTATCAGTTGGAGAATTATTAGATAAGATTACTATTCTCCAAATCAAAGCCAAATATACTGATAATGAATATGTACAAAAAGAACTTCAAGACTTGACTAAAATTGCTCAAGATCTTGAAGTTTATAAAGAATCTTATCTTGATGAACTTTTAATTGTCAATTCTTTATTGTGGAATATTGAAGACTCTTTAAGAGAGTTGGAAAAAGTATGGAGATTTGATGATGAGTTTATAAGTCTTGCTCGTCAGGTTTATATTACTAATGATAAAAGAGCAGAGATAAAAAGAAAGATTAACGAAGAAACTCAATCACCTTATAGAGAAATTAAACTCTATTAAGTATTACTTATCTTCAACGGGGACAAACCTAGTCTACTGGTAAAATTACATCCTGTCAACCCCTTGACACCCACCACAAAATCCCTTATAATATGAAGGTCTTCAACATTCCTTGTATCTTTGGGAAGGAAGACCCTTTCTGTGGTGAGAAAGGTAATGGGTGGTATAATAAGAGGAGAGAAGTCTCCTCTTTTTTCTTATATAAATTATTACAGATATTAAACAATTATGAACTTTGCCGTTTATTCCAAACAAGATTGCCCCTATTGTTATAAAGTCAAACAAGTCCTAGAATTGACAGGAAGTAACTTTGTGGTGTATAATTTAGGAGAAGACTTTACCAAAGAAGAGTTTTATTCGGAGTTCGGTGAGGGTTCTACTTTCCCACAGGTTCTTTGTGATGATCAAAAACTTGGTGGATGTATTGATACCGTTAAGTTTCTAAAAGAGAAGCAAATTGTTTGACTCCAACATAAATAATAATAACTACGATGGTATCAATCGTGGTGTAGAACTTATACTAAGTGGGGGTAAAAGAAGGCAACCGAAAGACTTTCATATTATTTTTGAGAAGTTACTTTGTTTTCTAAGACGAGAAGTAACTATCTATTTTGAGTTTTCTTTGACTGTAAAGAAAAAAACAATCCCTATAAGGAGAAAAAAAGATGTTAGCAGTTAGCTTAGTATTAGGTTCTTTTTTAATCGTATTGTTCCTTATAGTAGGAGTTGTGCTTGGATGGGTTGCCAGAGAGTATATGATGAGTTATAGGGAGATTCCTAGAATTCATCCAGAAATGTTTGATACTCAGGGAAACCTAATTCCTGACGAAGTATTAGCAATTCGTTTTGAGGAAGGTTTCTTTGACTCTGACGAAGAGAACGACGACGAAGATTAATTTTTTTTTTAACTGATAATAATTATGACTACAACTACAACAAAAACTAAAGCAACCACTACCAAAAGAGTTGCTCCAGTAATTGACAATCTACCAACTAATCCATTTGCCTTTGAGATTTTTGATTTGGTATCTCGTCAAAAAACTAATGCAAAGAAAGTGGAAGTTCTGCAAAAGTATGATCATCCATCAATCAGGGCCACTTTTATTTGGAACTTTGATGAGAGTGTGATTTCTGTGCTCCCCGATGGTCCTGTACCTTATTCTGGTTATAAGGATCAGACAACTTTTAATGGATCAATGAGTGATAAACTTACCGAAGAAATTCGTAAGATGCACGAAGTTGGTTCGTTTTCTATTGGTAATACTGCAGATGCAAACAATGGGCACAGCACAATTCGTAGAGAGTTTAAGCACTTCTATCACTTCATCAAAGGTGGTAATGACGCAATAAATAGTATTCGTAGAGAATCTATGTTCATTAATATTCTAGAAGGACTTCATCCACTAGAAGCAGAAATTCTAATTCTTGTAAAAGATAAGAAACTTGATACCAAATATAAGATCACAAAAGAAATTGTAAGTCAGGCATACCCATCTAT